ATGCCATTGGTAAAACCCCAAAGGGCAAAGATTGTGTTATTGAAATGAAATTCAGAAAAAAATACTATGAAGACAAAATGCTTGAAAGTGATAAATATGAAACACTTATGGCACTAGATAAAGACATAGTAAAGATTTTCTTTGTCAACGATCCTAAAGGCAATTTTATGTATTGGCTTGATACTTTAGAAATGCCAAAGCCGGTCAAAAAGTATTGCCCAGATACAAGCGTATACACAAAAAAAAGATTACACAAAGATGTATACTTGCTTAAAGAAAACCAAGCGGTTAGAATAAATATAAATATTTCACCTGATTAGGTTGTTAATAGTTTTGTGAATAACTATAATTTATGTATATTGTATTTATATTAATCAAAACAAAACAGAAATGAAATTTAGTAAAAAAGGAATTGAAACAATGGCTTACATAAAAAGCATTGAAAATGAAGATTTAACCGGTAGGCAAAGATTAGATTTAATCAGTAAATATTCTGATGCTTGGGAAGAAAACCAACTACCTGATGGAATTGAAATAATAGCAAATTCAGATGGTTTGCCGGAAATAATAACTAAAAACTTAGGGGTTTAATTACCCCTTTTTTCTATGGAAGTAAACGAAACGGCTTGGGAAAAACTAAAAAAACAAATTGAATATCATACTACCCAAGATAGTGAAATAACTGATGTTCAAATTAATTACCAAATAAAACCCGGTAAAAAGAATTATTTAAAACTTAATATAACAATAGACAAATGGGACACGATAACAGAATAAAAGAATTGGAAGCAAGAATTAAGATTTTAGAAGAAACCTTAGAAGAAGCACAATCATATACTTATATAGATGAAACACATACAATACATTGTAGTGATGGCGAAATTTATTTTGGTCATGGTGATGTAGATTATGAACAAACACTTGTAATGAATGTTGACCAACTTTACAAGGACTTACCATCAATTATAAGAATGGTAACCAAAGAACAAAAGAAGATGCAAGAAATGCACCTTGAAATGATTAAGGAAGCTTTATCATGAAATTCAATAAAAACAAAAAATTATCAAGTTTAGAAAAAGTAATAAACGAAACTATAAACGAAACAAAAGATTGGTGTATTAATACTTGGTCAAATTTTAGAGACTTAAACAATTATTGGGTTTTAAGAGACGAAGCATATAGTACGCAAGAAACCAAAGAAATTTTAAAATTTAAGACGTTGAAATTAAAATGGATAAAAAACTATAATTTTCATAAAAAAAATGGTAGACATAGTATAAACAAAACACAAATATGATTTTATTAATAGATGCCGATAGTTTAATTTTTGCAAGTTGCTATCGTAAAAGAGAAACACCAGATGATGACCTTTACTATAAAGACATAGAAGATGCAAGAAATAAATTCGACCAATCCTATATGAAAATAATTAATGACCTTGAAGACCAAATGCCAATCGACAAAGTTTTGACCTTTAGTGGTTCAAAGGGAAATTTCCGTAAACTTATAACACCAACATATAAGGCCAATAGAAAAAAACAAGAATTACCACCACTACTAAATGAAATGCATCAGTACGTTAAAGATTACTATGATAGTATATGGGGGTATGGTATTGAAACTGATGATATAGTTGCTAGGTATTGGAAAGAAATTTCTGATGACATAGGCCGCAATGAAGTTATGATAGTATCAATTGATAAAGACTACCGACAATTTCCGGCTTTGATTTATAATTATTTCTACTCAAAAAAAGAAATACTTGATATTTCCGAAGATGAAGCAATGTATAATTTTTACGAACAAATGATTGTTGGGGACACCGCCGATAATGTCAACATGTTTAAGGGGCGTGGCCGCGTATTCGCAAAGAAATATTTAAAAGATTGTGACACAAAATATCAATACACCAAAAAGATGTACGAATTATTTAAACAAAAATACAAAGGCAAGGCAAGGCAAAAATACGCTGAATGCTATCACCTATTAAAATTAAGAACAACATGAAAGATAAAATAGTTGAAGACCTAAAACGCGAATTTGATATAAGAAGTTGTGTGGGCATAGACAAATACAAAACAACACTACAAGACAATAACAAAGATGATTTTTTGCAGCACCTTAAAGAAGAATTAATGGATGCCGCACTTTATATTCAAAAGCTACAAAGCAATGGAAAAAAACTTTAAACTATTAAAAACACCTGAAGAAGCATATAACCTTTTACTTGAAATAACATCAATAGATATATACAAAAAAAGTAGGGTGCGCTTAATTGTTGAACATCGCGCATTCTTTTGTTATATACTAAGAACCAAATTCAAAATGACTTATGAGGGTATCGCAAAACACCTATCTAAATATTCAGAAATAAAATCATATAATCATGCAACCGCAATTAATGCTTGCAACCAATTTATTGTATACAAAAAAAGTGAAGCTGAATACTATGATATTTTACAAAGTCATTTTAATGTTTCATCTAAATTTGAATATAGCCAACTATCAAAACTGGTAGGCATACAAAAAAGTTTTATTGAATTAGAGCAAGAACATGTAATTGCATTGAACACAATAAAAGAATATGAAACCGAAAGATTTGATGGGTATACAAAAAACGAAATACAATACCGAAAACTAAATGAACAAGAAAAACAACAATACGATGAACGCGCCGAAATGGTTTTAAAAAGTTTTAATTGGAAAAAACCACAAAACGAATATGAAGTAATAACATGCGCATCATAAAATGAAGTTACTAGAATTATTTGCCGGGTCAAGAAGTATTGGTAAGGAAGCCGAGCAACAAGGCTATGAAGTTTTTTCAATAGACATAAACAACTTTAAAGATATTGACCTAGTAATTGATATATTAGAATTAAAAAAAGATATGATACCATTTACACCTGATGTGATTTGGGCTTCACCACCTTGCACATATTTTTCGGTGGCATCAATTGGGGTACATTGGTTCGAAGATCATAAACCCAAAACAAAAGAAGCATTGCTTGGAATGGAAATACTAAACAAAACTTTAAGCATATTTAAGTGGTACCCAAACGCATTATATTTTATGGAAAACCCAAGGGGTAAAATGCGAAAAAAAGTAAGTGGCATTGATAGAACAACAATAACATATTGTAGCTATGCAACCGATGAAACAAAAGTTGTAACAATGAAACCAACAGACATTTGGTCAAATCATATATACGATATGTTTAACCCTAATGGTTGGGTGCCAAGGCCAATGTGTTTTAATGGAAATAAGAAGTGCAATCATGAAGAAGCACCTAGAGGGTCAATAACTGGAGTACAAGGCTTAAAAGGCAACTATGAGCGTAGCAAGATACCAAAAGAACTTTGTAAGGAAATAATAAAAAGCACGATATGATAAAACCAGAATGGCAATTTATGCAAAACACTATGAGCAAGAAAAAACTAATACAAAAGTTACAACAACTATTAGACAAATTACCCAAGGGTGAAGAACGCAAAGCAATAAGAAAAAGACTTCTTAATTTAAAGCTGAATAAAAACCAAAAGTAATTACGTTATATAATTGAATAAACAAATTTATTTCAAATGGAAGATAAAAGAAAAAATAATGGGGGCAAAAGAGAGGGTGCCGGCAGACCAAAAAAAGCAGACGAACAAAAGCTTATTGAAAAACTAGATAATTTAATTGACAATGAAGAAGTCATCAGAAAACTAGGTGAGCAAATATTCAATGGTGATGGCCGGGCTATGTCTTTATATTTTGGGTATCGATATGGCAAGCCAAAAGAGAGCGTAGACATTTCATCTACTGATGGTTTTAATATTAATTTTAAAGATATTATCAAATTTAAGTGATAGAAGTTGACCCAAAGTATGAACCTATCCAAACATCAGATGCAAGGTATTATATTGTAACTGGTGGGCGTGGTTCCGGTAAATCGTATTCTATAAACCTATTATTGCTATTGCTAACTTATGAGGCCGGGCATACAATCCTATTCACAAGGTTCACTTTGACTTCGGCGCACATATCTATCATACCTGAATTTTTAGACAAAATTGACACGCTTAAACTGCAAGATCATTTCTACGTTACCAAAGATGAAATAAGGAATAAGCTATCGGGTAGCAAGATTATATTTCGTGGCATAAGAACTTCAAGCGGTGACCAGAGCGCAAATTTAAAAAGTTTAACAAATGTAAGTACTTGGGTAATGGAAGAAGCCGAAGAACTTAATGATGAAAACATCTTCGACAAAATCGATTTAAGTGTAAGGAACTTAAAACAAAAGAATAGGATAATACTTATTTTAAACCCAGTTACAAAAGAGCATTGGATATATGACCGCTTCTTTGAAAGCAAGGGTGTAATGGGTGGCCTAAACGAAACAAAAGGAAATACCACTTATATACATACAACCTACTTAGACAATCTTGAAAACCTATCGCAAAGCTATTTAGACCAAATAGAAAACATAAAGAAACGTAGGCCGGACAAATACAAACATCAAATGCTTGGGGGTTGGCTATCAAAAGCCGAGGGGGTTATATTTGAAAACTGGTCAATAGGTGAATTTAAAAAAGTTGGTGTATCTGTTTGGGGTCAAGATTATGGTTTTGCAAATGACGAAAATACGCTTGTTGAAACGAACATAGACACAACAAACAAAATAATCTATTTAAAGGAATGCTTTTACCTTAAAGGTCTAACCACTTCACAAATTGCTGAACTTAACCTTAAACACGCTAATGATGGCCTTGTGGTTGGTGATAGTGCTGAACCCAGACTTTTGCACGAACTTAAAGCCAAAGGGTGCAATATGGTAAAATCAATTAAAGGCCAAGGGTCAATTACCTATGGCATCGCATTATTACAAGACTATGATTTAATCATTGAAGAAAATAGTATAAACTTAATTAAGGAACTTAACAACTATTCTTGGTTGGAAAAAAAGTCAAAAACCCCACAAGATCTTCACAATCATTTGCTTGATGCGGTGCGTTATAGTATATCATACCAACTACAAAACCCGAACAAAGGCAAGTACTATATTTCTTAATTATACCTTATTGTTGTTTATTAACTTTAATTTACTTATATTGCGGTATATTAATCAATACAAAACAGATATGGAAGAAACAAAATTCAATGCCAAACAGATGGCCAAAGAAATAAACCGAGAAATACAAGACGTATTTTCATACCTTGATATATTAAAAGATAGTGGCATTACTAATATGTTTGGCGCAACACCTTACTTAGTTGACCAATTTGACTTAGACAAAAGAACGGCGGCCAATTATTTAATCTTGTATTTTCAAGCAAACAAAACAAACTAGGTTATGGAAGTATCAAATTGTTGTGGTTCAGAACCAAGTTATTTAAGTGATGAAATATGTGGTGAGTGTTTAGAACACGCTTGCTTTAACGAAATAGAAGAATAATATGAAAAAATTAATAAACAAGTACCTTGTAAAAAAAAGCATTAGGCCTTATAAGTTAGTACCTTTAAGCACCGGTGTTATTGTTGAACATTACCGAAATGGTAAATTAAAAACCGAATATTATGGATTGGTATAGCCCACCTGAATACAAAGATTATGAATGTAGTGAATGCGGTGAAGAAATAGATAGCCCCGGCGTATGCTCTGGCGCATGTCATGAAGCAAGTATGATTTAGTTAAGTAAGTTAGTTTTGAGTAAAAGGTGCATCAGAAATGGTGTGCCTTTTTTTATTATATTTACTTAGTATAAAAAACTAATTAAAATACGTTATATAGATATGAAGTTAAGTGTTAAAATACCAAGTGGTTTAAATGAAATCACTTTAAGGCAATACAAAGAATTTTTAAAAATTCAAGAAAACGCTGATAATGAAAAACATCTACAAGCAAAGATCATTGAAATCTTTTGCCAGATGGAACTTAAAAATGTTATGCTTTTAAAGGCATCAGATTGTGACATAATAGTTGAAAAAATCACAAAAATATTTGACCAAAAACCTGAATTGGTAACCAACTTTAAATTAGGTAAAACTGAATATGGTTTCATACCGCAACTGGATGAAATTAGTTTAGGCGAATATATAGACCTTGATACTTATATAGGTGATTGGGACAATATGGAAAAAGCAATGGCCGTTTTATATAGACCGGTTGTTTTAAAAGTAAAAGACAAATACACAATAGCAGATTATAATGTTGGTATGGATGATATTATTTTAGACATTCCAATGGATGCGGTTTTGTCATCAATTTTTTTTTTGTGGAATTTAGGTCTGGAATTGTCGAAAGTTATGATGAATTATTTGGATCAAAAGGAACACCAAGCCTTGACGCAACATCTAACTTCAATGCCAAATATGGATGGTACCAATCAATTTTTGGACTCGCTCAGGGGGACATTAGACGATTTGAAGATATCACTAAATTAAACGTACATGAATGTTTTATGATGCTATCATTTATGAAAGAAAAAGCTGAATTAGAATCAAAAAGAATTAAAAAGAATTTCAAATGAGCCAACAAGGTATAAGAGGATATTATCAATTAACCGAAGTAATAAGGGAACAATTATTTTCAAGCCCACATGTTAACACCGTTTCGATTGGTGACATTAGCAAAGTGAACTTAAACAAACAAGACATTTTCCCTTTGGCGCATATAATTGTAAATAGCGTTACCGTTGACGAACAAGTGCTTAATTTTAACATAAGCATTTTAGCATGTGACATTGTAGACCAAACCAAAGATGTAACCACCAATAGGTTTACCGGTATGGACAATGAGCAAGACATTTTAAATACGCAACTATCAGTTTTAAACTTACTTACCCAAAGATTAAGAATGGGTCAATTGCATCAAGACATGTACCAATTAGATGGTAGCCCATCTTTAACCCCATTTCACGATAGATTTGAAAACGAACTTGCCGGTTGGTCAGCGACTATGAATATTAAAATTTACAATGATATATATATTTGCTAATGAAACTTATCAATTTAGAACAAGCTATAAGGGGTCTTGCTGATGATATTGTTGACCAAGCCAAAAAGAATTTGGTTGACAAATATAAAAGCAATGGTGATCTTTACAATACGTTACATGCTGAAATAGAACAAAAGACCAATGAATTTGTGGTTAAGTTTTACATGCAAGACTATGGAATTTTTGTGGACAAAGGGGTTAAGGGTAAAACATCTACATACCCAGAAACAAAAGCTTCATTATCGCAATTTCAATATGGAAGTGGCAACTATCCAAAGGGTGGTTTAACTGAGGGCATCGAAAGTTGGTTAAATAAAAAAAGGTTTCAATGGCGAACACCTGATGGCAAATTTATGTCTTATGAAAGTATGAGCCTTATAATTGCAAGAAGCATATATCATAAAGGTATAAAGGCAACCGAATTTTTTTCTAAGCCATTTGATAGGGTTTTAAAAGAAGTACCCCAAGAATTAATTGATGCCTTTACATTAGACATAGAATACGCATTAATAAACTTTAAAAAATAAAGTATGAATTGGAAATTAGGCATAGCGTTTCATTACCCACATAACAGACTTATGTTTGGTTGGGAGTACATCGCAAAAGACGAAAGGTATACATACACAACAATAAGGCTATATTTATTTATAGCGACTTTAACACTAGATTTTTAAGATGGCAAATATCGCATTAAGAAACCCACAATTTAAAAGCGTAACATTAGGCGTAACTGAAAATTCAGCTTCATGTGCAATAAAAATAAATGGTACTACTAGATACCTTTTAACTAAAAACAGACCAAACACTGGGGGTTTTGTGGCCGGTATTATTACATTGAATTTTGACATAGCAGAATTAGCAAGGGACTATTTGGAAATAGAATACCAAACAAATTATGTACCCCAAACTATTGACATTGAAACCGACATTACAACTTACACTTTACAAGATGCCCAAGGAACCATTGTACAAACATTGGCAACTATTGAAGATGTAGGTTTTGAAGCCTATGGCAATTTTTTAGAAAATGTAAACCCGATTGTACCATTTCGATCGTTACCAACATATTTAATACCAGAGCAAAACCCAAGCCCATTATTGACACCAACATTTGAAATATTGGTACCTGAAAATGAAAGTGGCCGATTACCAAGTATTAATTCAAGTGGGGTATATGTTACTAATTATACATCAAGTGATACAAGTGTGACAAATTCTGATGGGGTTGTTTTTACAATAAAGCGCGCTAGTTGTTCAAAGTACGGTGATGGTTTAAAAATTATTTATATAAACAAATATGGCGCACAACAAGACTTGTGGTTTTTCTTAAAAAATTCAAAGCAAATAGCAAGAACAAATGA